CTCAACGGGCGTTTACAAAAAGTGTTTCCTGAGTTAAGATCGGAGCCAAGTCCAAAGCAGCGACCAAGAGGTAGGTCACCAGTCGCCCCAACTACAGGCGGGTCAGCAGCTTATAAGACTAATCGTGTACGCATGACGCAAGAGCAATTACGCATGGCTAGGGAACTTGGTATAAACGATGAACGTGGTCTCAAAAAATACGAAGCCGAAATTCGCCGTCAACAGAGGGAAAGCTAATCATGTCTGAGAAACGAAATGTTCGCGCAGATGAAACACGATCTTCCATACGCGATGAGGAGATTCGTCCAGAAACCGCATGGAAACCGCCAGCACTATTGGACGCACCCAAAGCCCGTCCCGGCTATGTCCAACGCTGGGTAGCCACATCCATCCAAGGCAAGGATACACCCGACAATGTATACAAACGTATGCGTGAGGGTTGGTCTGCGCGTTCTGCTGATACTGTGAAAGATAAGTTGTTTCCGACGATCAATCATGGGCAGTGGACAGGATCAATTGGGATTGAGGGCATGTTGCTCTGTGAGATGCCCCTCGACCGTCATGCCGCGCAGAAGCGGTATTACGAGGGCAAAAACTCAGAGCAAAATGAAGCAGTCGCAGGAGAATTGGATGCATTCGGACGGCGTAGTGGACAAACTTTCTACCAAGATCGTAAGTCTGAAACCAGTCGCGGCAGAAATCTTTCTGCTATGAGCGATTAAATCTTTACGCTATAGGAGCGAAAAACAATGGCAAATGTAGACGCAGCGTTTGGGCTAGTCCCAATCCGTCACATGTCAGGTAATGCTCCACGAACCAATCGATATACATTGGCAAGTGGGCTTAACGAGAGCATCTTCAAGGGTGATCTCTGCATCATTATCAATACTGGCTTGGTGACACCGCACACAGCAGCAGAAGTTAATAATATTGGCGTATTTGATGGGGTGTCGTACACCGCAGCAGATGGGTCATATGTTTATAGCGAAACTTGGCCTGCCGGCACAGTCGCAACGGAAATCATCGTTTATATGTATGATGACCCATATACTGTGTTTAAAATGCAGAGTGCTGGAACCCCAGCCCAGACTAATATCGGCAACTGCGCCGATGTTGTTGCGGGTGCTGGATCAGCCATCACAGGTCAATCGGGCTTTGAGATTAATGGAACAATGGCCGCAACCGCAGCTACCGTTAAGATTTTAGCTTTGCATGATACACCAGATAATGCGTTTGGTGCCAATGCTATCATGGAGGTTATCATAAACGAACACCTTCTCAAACAAACCGCTGGCATATAAGGAGGGCATGAACAATGGCAATGAATAGAGCAAGTTTTGCGAAAACATTAGAACCGGGTCTGAACACTCTCTTTGGACTTGAGTACGATAGCTACCCCGCCGAATACGCTGCGGTCTTCGAATCGAATAGCTCTCAAAAGGCTTACGAAGAAGATTTGCTTTTGAGTGGTTTCGGCCAAGCGCCAACAAAAACTGAGGGTGGAGCGGTCTCTTATGACAGCGCAAGCCAACAGTGGACTGCGCGTTATCAGCATGAAACTGTCGCCTTGGCATTCTCAATCACTGAGGAAGCTGAAGAGGATGGCCAGTATGGTTCGCTTGCTTCGCGTTACACAAAGGCGCTGGCACGGTCTATGGCATCGACCAAAGAAATTAAGGCTGCAAATGTCTTAAACTTTGCTCAAACTGCTGGTGTCACTGGTGGTGACGGTCAAACTTTGTTGAGTGCATCGCACCCAACCCAGAACGGCATTCAGTCTAATGTGCTTGCCACGGCGGCTGACTTGTCCGAGACATCTCTTGAGTCGATCTTGATTAACATCACCGACATGAAAGATGATCGCGGCTTGCGGATTGCGGCACAGGGTATGCAATTGGTTATTCCAACTGCCTATCAGTTCACCGCAGAGCGTCTGTTGGAGTCAACACTCCGCACAGGCACAGCGGATAATGATCTTAACGCCATTAAGGCTGGTGGTTATCTGCCCAAGGGCTATCATATCATGCGCCGTCTGACCGATCCTGATGCGTTCTTCATTACGACTGACGTTCCAGACGGTCTCAAGCACTTCACCCGTTCAGCAATGAAAAAGGGTATGGAAGGCGATTTTGAGACTGGCAACGTGCGTTATAAAGTTCGTGAGCGTTACAGCTTCGGCTTTACTGACTGGCGCGGCATCTTCGGGACCGAAGGCGTAACATAACAACCCAATCTTCTCTTCCTGTTGGGTCAAACTGGGCGGTCTTCGGATCGCCCTTTTTTTATTTTAAATAAAAATGCATTTTATTTGTATCTGCCTATTGTATTCTGAATTGTATCCCCTATATCTATTACAACAGAAGCAAGGGAGAAAAGAAAATGGAACTTAAAGCAGTAAAAAACGGTTGCGATTATGAGATAAAAGCTCTTCACGGCGACACATGGTTTTTGGTAGGTAAGTTTGCTGATTGTGAGTTTGGTCGTTATGTTTTTCAAACAGATGATCCAGAGATAGATCAAGTTTTTGAGTGTCATTTTGAAGCTGCTGACGAAGTTAGCCTTTGCGATTTACCATCGCAGCTTCGCGTTTTTCGTTCAGCGTATGAAGAAATAGTAGCAGGACATAAAGCAGATATGGCTACTGATCGCGCAAATGAAGCGGCTGCTAGTCGCTATTGGGAAGATCGCGGTTGGGAAGATACGTTCATCGAAGAAGCTATGGCTATGGGTCGTTAATCAAAGCGGGGGCCACGCGCCCCCATCCAAAACGTAACACTAACGCCGTTAGCGTTACAAAAATCCAAAGGAGATAAAATATGTCAAACGGTTTTCCATCATCAGTGGCAATGCTTGATCATATGCTCGAAGGCAACTTAATCTCGCTAATCGAAGCGATGAATATGTTTGGCGTCTGCAATCCCGCCGCAGTGCTAACAAAGCTTCGGAAGGATGGGTACATAATCCACTCTCAAAGAGTATCAATGACTAAGATCATGGTACGCATGAACAAATACATGGTTATGAAGCCACCGTCCCAGCTTCCACATAAAGAATGCTTGATGATGGAATATTGGATCAGCAAATAACCAAGCAGGGGCGGTCTTCGGATCGCCCTTTCTTTTTGTTCAAACCTGTTGTATTGTGCCAACATCCCTGACAGGTGCGCCCTGCACCTGACTTAACCCCGACAGGAGATCATCATGGGTACTACAACTTTCTCAGGCCCGATTAAATCAGGCACAATTAAAGAAACCAGCGGAACAACCGTTGGCTCTAATATGAAAAACACAGGTTTTGTTGTCCTTTCGCAAACTGCTGTGATTGATCAAACAGCAACAACAACCACCACAAATATTATTATCCCACCCAACAGCCAGCTTATCTCAATCGATGTTACTGTGAAAACAGCTTGGAGCGGTGGAGCAACAACTCTTGGCTTGGGCAGTGTTGGTGCGGCAACCACTCTGACGGCTGCTGGAGCCGTCCAATGTAATGCAGTGGGCATCGTGGCGGCAAGCCCCGGTACTGACGCAGTACGCACGACAAAGTGGCTGAACACAGGCACAGGCGATCACAGGCTGGTCGTGACCACAGCGAACACTGGTAATGGTGTTGGCGCAGTCACCGTTGTCTATGCACAAAGCAACAACATATTCTAATTTATTGGTGGGGTTTCGGCCCCACTAGCAATTTATAGGAGGGTTTGGCAGTGTCATCAGACATCACAGCAACCACTATTCAAGATACTCAAGCGGCCTCAACCACGTTTATCGCGGTAGCGGCAAGGCCAACTGGTGCATTCAATCTTGCAAACACTAGGTTTAACGCCCTCCAAGCAAGAGCAGTAACCGTCACAACAACAGGGTCTGCTGATGCTGGCAAAACTGTTACGATTGTGGGTACTGACTACAATGACAAGCCAGAATCACAAGTTATTACCTCTCTGGGCAGCGCCAGCACTGTCGGTGGCCCGAAATTCTTCAAGACTATCACTTCAGCGACTTGCAGCGCACAATATGCAGCAAATGTCTCTGTCGGAATGGCATCCGCAGGGGTGGCTACGTTCTATGCTGGTCGAAGACGGTTGAAGGCATTCACTATCATATCGACAGGCACAGCGGGAATAATAGATTTCTTCAGCGGCGATCCTGACGATGGCGGTCAAATATTCTCTACATTTTCTAGTGGAGTAGACAATTCTGCTGATGATGTATTTATCCCAGACGAAGGCATCTTGTTCAAACAAAACCTTTCTGTGTACTACAACACAACGCACAGCAAGCTTCTAACGGCGTTTCACGCATAGGAAATAACAAATGGCGACATCGAATACAGTAGCGTTTCGCCCCGATGTTGAAGAGATCATTGCGGAGGCTTACGAGCGGTGTGGTATCGATCCGCAAACGCAAACGGGTTACAAGGCTTTGTCGGCTAGGCGTAGCCTAAACTTGTTGTTTAGTGAGTGGGCCAACAGGGGCATCAATTACTGGGCGGTAAAGCAACAGACGCTGACGCTGGTAAACGGCCAGACAACGCCCTACACGCTGCCCGAAGGCACCATAGACATTATGGACGCCGTCATTCGGGACAGCGCAGGCACAGACACGTCTGACCAAATTGTTAACCGTGTGTCGATTGCAGATTATAACCAACTGCCAAACAAAACATCTCTGGGCAAGCCGTCACAATATATGTTGGACAAGCAATATACTCCGCTGCTTTATATCTGGCAGATACCAAACAGAACAACATACAGCTTGAATTATTGGTCAGTAAACCAGCTAGATGACATCACAAAAAGCGACCAAGACGCTGACGTGCCATACCGATGGAGCGACTGCATATGCGCGGGTCTTGCAAGCAAGCTGGCATTAAAAAATGCACCAGACAGATTTCAAATTTTAAACGAAATCTATGAGAGGGCATTCACGTTTGCGGCGGCTTCGGACAATGACGGCGTCAGCTTGAGGATTCAGCCAACTGCGCTGAATTTATCGTAAATGGCAAAATACGCACGGGGCAAAAAATCCAAGGCGATTAGCGATATAAGCGGCCTTCGGGTTCCCTATACGCAATTGAAAACGACTTGGGATGGCCTGCGTGTATCGCCAGAAGATTACGAACCAAAAAATCCGCAGCTTACCCCTGCGAAAAACATTGTGGATGCAACTGCACTCTTTAATCCACGGCCAGACACAGACCCAGAAAATGTAGTAATTTATATTGGGTATAACTTTGATCCATTTGCTGATCGAAGATTTAACACAAATGTTGGAATTGCTGGAACAGCGTTTACGGGGCAAATATCTAATTTTGAAGTTATCCATACGTCTCAGACTGGCGTGGGTGGCACGGCAGCGGTTGGCAACACTTCACTGTTTATTACAACGGATATCTCTGCCACAGGAGCCGCAGGAACAGGCGGTGTGGCTACAGACAGCGCATCGTACCTAGAATATGCAATAACTGTTGGAGCTATAGCCGCTGGCAATAGATATTATGTCGATAGCGTTCTTCAACAGCGGCTTTATCTACAAGAGGGGCAGACATACCGCTTCGATCAGAGCGCATCTTCTAATAACGGGCATCCGCTGCGGTTCAGCACCACAGAAAATGGGACACACGCTGGGGGAAGCCAATACACCACAGGCGTAACAACGTCAGGAACACCGGGAAATGCTGGGGCGTATACTCAAATAACAGTGGCATCTGGTGCGCCTACTTTGTACTACTATTGCACTAACCATAATTACATGGGTGGCACATCTTACACACCAGCGGCAGGAACGATAACTTTAATAACTACAGTTGTTGGTGGCAATCCGTCAAACCATCCTTATCATAATGTTGGTTCATCTAATAAATATGCTATCGATGGGTCTACTGCGACATCTGATGTCACACTTCTACTGACAGAAGGCAGCACATACAGATTCGATCAGAGCGCATCTTCTAATTCTGGGCATCCACTCAGGTTCAGCACCACAGCAAATGGAACGCACGCTGGGGGAAGTGAGTACACGACTGGCGTAACGACTTATGGCACGCCGGGCCAAGCTGGGGCTTACACCCAGATAGTTGTGGCATCTGGTGCGCCGACACTTTATTATTACTGCACAAATCATTCAGCTATGGGATGGACAGCCAAAACACCTGAATTGACAAGTTCGGGTGGCACTGTCCCAGTAGAGCTTGATGAGATCGCAACTGGTGTTGGTGGCTCTGGCAGTGCAGGCGTAGGAATTATCGAAGGATTGCCAGCAGCCACAGGCGTTGGTGGTACAGCATCTGTTGGCAATGTTGTTTCTGTCGAGGCATTCGGCTGGGGAATAGGCGCGTGGGGCCAAGGCGGCTGGGGCGATCTTAATGGAAGCCCACACACTGCTGGTCTGGGCGGCGTAGGTGCCGTTGGAATTGAAGGCATTTCTGCGGATGCAATAATCACTGAAACTGGAGTGGGTGGGTCGGGTGCTGTTGGCAACGAAACTATAAACGCAGACGGAATAATTAATGTCAGCGGCAATGACGGCACAGCAGCGGTAGGCAATGAAGAAATTGCGATTGACTCTAACCTCACAGTAAGTGGCTTGGGTGGCACTGGGGCCACTGGATCAGAGGCAGTGCGTCTTGTAACAACATGGGGCGAGGCAGGATATGGAACGGGTCAATGGAATTGAGGATGAATAGATGAGCTACGCAACACTCAAGGCCAATATCCAAGCGTTTTTGGAAGATGACTCGACAGAGTTTGTCGCATCAATTGACACGATCATAGCGCAGGCCGAAGAAATGATTTTTCAACGGTTGCCAAATATGCCGTGCTTTCGGCAGACATCTTCTGCGGCCAATCTTGTGCAGGGAACTGGATCATATATAATTCCCACTGCCCGAATGATCCGTCAGGTCTCAATAACTTTGGGAACTGGCGTTGTGGTTTATCTAGATCACAGGATTGATTCTTACATTCGTGATTTCTCGCCTAATCCCGCAACACAAGGCACCCCACGCATGTACAGCACAAATAGTGCAGGAACCGCTGGGACAGTTATTTCAATGGCACCAACGCCATCAGCAGTGCTGGCCTACAGCGTGGACTTTATCGCGCCTGAGACGGGCCTGAGTAACGGCAATCCCAACACTTGGATCGACACTAACGCTTCGACAGTTTTATTGGCTGCGGCTCTGTACGAGGCTTCTGCGTTTTTAAAAGCGCCAGAGACTTTATCTTTGTATAAAACCCAGTTTGACGAAGCCGTCCAACTTACTGTACAAGAGATGCAACGCGACTATGCAGCAGAATATAACGGAGGCATATAATGGCTATAGCACAAGCAATGAGTACGCTCTTTAAAAAAGACGTGCTTCTGGGTGATCACTCACTAGACACCAACAATATTTATGTTGCGCTTTACACAAGTAGCGCGACACTTAATGCAACAACGGATGGTTACATCACCGCCAATGAAGTCGCTAACGGCAATGGCTACACAACAGGCGGCAATGCACTGGCAAACAAAACTGTTGCTGAAAACAGCACCAGCGGTGTTTTTGATGCGGATGACCCACAGTGGACAAGCGCAACATTTACTGCCCGTGGCGCACTGATTTATAATAAGACTCTGGGCGATGCATCTTCAAACGCAAGAGGCGCGATTGCCATTTTAAATTTTGGCGGTGACTTCTCAGTAAGCGGGGGTACATTTCGGATCGTATTTCCTGCTGCGACCAAAGACAATGCAATAGTAAGGATCGATTGATATGGCTTCATCCTATGACAATGACTTACGTCTCAATGAGCAAGGCACTGGAGATAACAGTGGGTCATGGGGAACGGTCACGAACTTAAACTTAGAGATAATTGCAGAGGCGTTTTCTTACGGTACACGCGCCATTGCCAATGCTTCGACTGACAACATAACACTCGCGGATGGCGCTTCCGATGCTGACCGCAGCATGTACTTGAAACTAACTGGCGGTGGTCAGGCTTGCACAGTAACATTTCTGCCAGCAACCATCTCAAAGGTTTGGTTGATTGAAAATGCAACGTCTGCAACTCTGACATTTACCCAAGGCTCTGGAGCCAATGTTGCGGTTCTTGCTGGTCAAGTTAAAATGATCGCCACAGATGGAGCAGGATCAGGCGCAATCGTTTATGATTTGCTGACAGACGTAAATCTGGCTGGAACAACGGTGACTGACATTGTTACTGCTAACCAAGCTACGGTAGATGATATCGGGCTGAACGGCAAAGTCATCACGATGACTGGATCGGCTGGAGACACCGCAACGCTGACTGTCGCGGCTAATGGTGCCTTGGCAATCGCCACTACAGACGCAGCAGCAGCCGCCGCAAACATATCGATCACGGCAGACGGCACATTTACAGCCGTAGGAACAACCATCACGTTGGATAGTGCTGGTGATATCGTTCTTGATGCTGATGGTGCAGAAGTTTTTATTGCAGATGGCGGCACTACTATCGGTAAACTAGCAAATGATGGAGCAACAAATTTTACTATTGCGTCTATTGTCCAAGACAGGGATATTCTATTTCAAGGGAGTGATGGCGGCTCAGTAATAACCGCGCTGTCGCTTGATATGTCTGCTGGGGGCAACGCGCTGTTCTCTGGAACAGTCACACGCGACCTAACGCGAGGCTCACTTGACGTTGGCAATAGCTCTGGCGTGTCTGCACCTTTGGCTGCTGGTGGCGCTGATACTGTTCTTACCTCAAATGGTACAGATTTAAGTTGGGTCGCTGCTGCCAGCGGTTTTATGGGAAATGTTGTTACGATAAGCAACAGTGGAGTGACCACTCTTTCGGCTGCTCAGTCTGGTTCTTTGGTGAATGTAACAAACGCAGCGGCAATAATTAAACTTCCAGTTTCAGCGGCTGGTCTCTTTTACGGGATTAGAAATTCGACGACTGCTGAAACGCCCATTAGGGGCAATGGTAACGGCGTTTTTGTTAATTCTACCATAGCGCCAGTAAAGGTACTAGAAACAGACGGTTTTGTTCTCCTCGTAGGGATTGATAGTACACACTGGGCAGCAGATTACGATGTTCAATCTTCTTCAACATTAGTAAGGTATACAAACACGACGGGTAATAACAACTACTCTGTAACGCACACTACGTCAGCATTAACTACCGGCATGGCTATTTTTATATTTGGTGGACTGCCAAAAATGGGCTATGGGTCTACAAGCGGCAACTCTGGCGGCGCGGTTTATTTTTCTGCTGGCGCGGCAGGCGCTGGATACTCTGAAAAACTAATTACGTCTTCAATACCGTCATCTCTAACTATTTCGGGTGATTATGTTAATACTGTGGCAGCACAAGTTAACAACCCCGGCACTGCTCAGAAACTTACTGTTGCTGGCACTGGAACAACTATGGTGTCCACGCCGCCACAAGGAGCGTTCGCCTACACCATAAACCCGCGCAACATGAACGCAACAGCGGGGTCGATTACTGGAGGAACTTTTAACGCAAATGGAGGCCAAGGTAGGGCATCGCCCGGCACGGCCTACAATAACGCCGACCTTAGAATGTCTGGTGGAGGCGGCATGGGTAGCCCTGCGGGGGTCGGCGGTAGAGCTTACAATGGCAATTCAAATGCTGGCACCAATTACATCACTGGTACAAACACTGTTTGGGCGTCAAACCAAGCGTCAGGGCAGCAAAAGTTTTCCCATGCTGGCGGCAGTGGAGGAAATGATGGCACTGCGACTGCGGGTGGTGCGGGTGATACCAAAGACTCTAATGCTGTGGCGTGGACAAATTACTTAGGCAAAGAATTTTTCTGTCCTGCTGGTGGCGCTAGTGTAAGGCCCACGGCTCAAGGGTACGCTTCTAACACTTATTTCGGGTCAGACAACCCTAACGGGTCAAATGGTCCTAGCGGGTCAAATTTTGGCAATACTCCTTCAGATTTAATACTTATGCAGGGGCCGGGAAACAGACCATTATTTACCTATACTACAGGTGCCCGCGGTGGAAACAATTTTGGCAACTTAGGCGCAACCCCGGCGCAAGTTGTAATAATTGACTTAAAAGGATAGAAATATGTCTACTGAAGACCTCTATGATGTTGAAATACTAGACTTATATTCTAATGGTTTGCTGACCAATGACAGGGTGATGGCAGTAACGAAACAACTGCTTGAAGCAACAGATTGGATGGGTCTTTCAGACACCCCCACCATGTCAACTGCTTGGGCAACGTATCGCGCAACTTTGAGGAATCTTGAAAGTTCTTCAAATTGGCCTTCTGTGCTTCTTAGCGAGTGGCCTCAAAAGGTGGTAGAATGAAATTAATTCCTCCAGAACTACTTTACAAGATAAAACTTGTTAGTGATGAATTAGAGGCTGCAAAAAAAGAAGTGATTCAAACCAACTTCAATACTCCTAATTTTGTCAAGTCAAACAAAGACATTATTGATGTGACCTCTTGGGTTAAACAAGTTTTTTTTGATAATGCCCGATATAAATGAGCGTGGTTTTGCGGCAGATAGGTGTAATGATGGATAAGCGCACAGTGGCCTCTGCCCACAGCAGAATTGATGATCTGAACGTCACTTCTGCATCTTTACGCACAGAGGTGACCATACAACACAAAGAACTGTTTACGAGGGTGAAGCGTTTAGAGGCGATTATGATTGGTGCTAGTGGCGCTATCATCTTAATGCTCTTGGCGGTGCTAACTAAAATGGGGTGATGAAATGAATATGACACCAGAGACGTTTGATAAACTCAAAATATTACCGAGATTAATGATGTTGGCTGTCACGGTGCTTACATATCAATCAGTCCACTGGTTCATGTCCATTCCACCCGATCTTGTCACCAACGCCCAAGCAGGGCTTGTCAGTGTCTGTATGGGTGCTTTGACGGGTTGCTTTGGCATCTTCATCAATGGTGAAAAGCCATGATGGCTTTATTGGGAAGTCTGCTGGGCTTCGGATCATCTTTTTTGCCGTCAGTGCTTGATTACTTCAAGGCCAATCAGCAGCAGAAGCACCGCATCGAAATGATGCAAATCGAGACAGAGCTTGCCCAAAAGCGGTCCGAGATGAAGCTGGTCGAGCTAGATAAACAAGCTGACATCGAAGAGACGAAGGGGTTGTATGCACATGACAGTTCTATCGACGCTGGAGGCTTTATCAACGCCCTGCGTGGGTCCGTTCGCCCCGTTATCACTTATATGTTTTTTGCTTTATTCGTATCCACAAAAGTCGTGATCATGGTTAAAGTGATTCAATCGGATGGAGACTGGATGCAGGCGTCAGAGCTTCTATTCGACCCAGAAACTCAAGGACTATTTTCGGCAACTTTGGCATTCTGGTTCGGAAATCGAGCAATCAGTAAATACGCAGGAAAAAAATGATATTATCTTCTGGTCAAATTGAGCAGCTACTGCATGGCAACAAAGACTGGAAGGCTTGGGAGCAGCCTCTGAAAGAAATTCTTGCCAAGTACCAGATCAACACGCCACAACGCATTGCAATGTTTATCGCTCAGTGTGGGCATGAGAGCCTAAATTTTACGGTGCTGGAA